GTTTCATTGCTTTGGGGTTAAACGCCCCTCCTGGAATTATTTTACTGAACAGCCCCTCACTTAATGTTTCAGGAGCATCTTGATAGGCAGCTTTCATTCCTGCCATGAATGGTGATTTTTCCAAGTTCTTAATGGGTGATCCACCTTGAAGAAATCGCAAAAGAGCCATTTTACGATCACGTGCACCTCGTCCATAACGATTGCCATAGTTGTATCCTCCTTGGTTTTGGTCAGCTGTTGTGCCATAATCCAAAAAATGAGCATACTTCCTAATTTCATTAGGGGTTAAGTTTCCTGATAGGAATTTATCATGAACTTTTCCTAAGGTAGTCTGCTCCCATTCTCCAGTCTCTGGATTCCTCCTACCTTCAATATCCTCAGCCCAGTTATATCTTCCAGTTGGATCGTATCCCATATCATATCCTTCCGCTGTTTGAGAAAGGTAATTTTCCACAGTCTTTTTTACTTCTGGATTCTTGAGATCAATAACTCCATATTTAATGGCATCCTTAACACCCAATGAGGTGACTGCCGCTAAAGTTGGATCGCCAGTTAATTTTGCTAAAGCTTGATACTCCGGAAGGGATTCCAATCCTTTTTGAGGATTAATTCCTTGGGTATATTTTTTACCCATATGGCTGGAAATTGCTTTTTTAAGCTTGTTGACTTCCTTCTCGTATCCAGTCACTCCGCCGAGCATTCCTGACGCCTCACCCGCAAAGAGGCCGGCCTTCTGCGCCTGCATCAGTTCCTGATCAGACCATTTATTTATGTTGCCAGTGGGTCCGCCGTGAAGTTGCTGTATCTTCAAGGCCGCCTTCATATCATCCGCTTTTTGTTTCATTTCTGCAAGTCCTGCCGCCTTTGCTTCAGCCTGCATTTGTGCAACTGTCTTTCCTGTCTGGGGGTTTACATAATTAGGATCAAAATAATCCGCTTTTTCCGGATCGTCACCACCAGTTGGATCTGGCCTGTCAATTACGGGTGCTGGAACTACGGGTGCTGGTGCTGGTGGCGGATTACCTCCCCATCCTTCTCCTATAAAACCTCCTGAATCATCAGAACCATAGTCTATACTAGGTGCAGGTCCGCCGCCGTTTCCTCCGCCGCTTGAAGATTGTGAAGGTGGACTCCAACTCATCACGTAATCCCCGTCCAGACTCATGATTCCATTAGGGCCGCGATTAGGCTTTCCCTTCATGGAGCCGTGAATGTTGGCGTCAACTAATAAATCTATTTCTGGCTGCGTTACGTACGCAAGTTGCGTTGGTGGCGAATCAGGTGATGATCGCCATCTTCTGGGAGCTGTTACATTTTTGGCCATTACGCCATCCTTTATTGAAACTGATTAAAGTATCTTAGATCTGCAATATTAGGTATAATATCTTCTTCATTCTCATCAAGATACATTCCTCCTAGGTATTCATCAGGATCAGTATAGTCTCCTATTTTTTTTCTTCGATGCGTAGGTATTAAAGTAGATGGCCCTGTATATCCTTGCTCTGTAATATCAGGAATGAATCCTTCATTAGCCGGATCATTTGTTCCTAAATTACCGAATCTTATTGCTGGATTAGGATGTGGTTGTAGTCCATCAGGAGCAATGTCCCAATGTTCACCTTGTTCGTAGTAGTCATCTCCTCCTAAATCAGACGTAATGTCTTCTCTGTCAGGAGCAATGTCCCAATGTTCGCCTTCCTCATAGTCTCTCATGTCTCGTTGTCCAAAAACGGATCTATGCAAGTTTGAAGTATCTGCCGCGTTTTTAAGGAAAGACATTCCTTGCTTAAAAGCCTCCGCTCCTTCAGCGCCCGCAGCGGACTTTAAATAAGCCTCATTTCCAAACCATTTAGATTTAGGATTCATGAATGCATCCAAATCATTATCAGTGATTCCAGCGCGGGTGAAATAACCATGCGCCTGCCTACCTTGTGGTGATAGAAGACTCATATCTTGATTTTTTGAAGCAGATCCAAATCCCTGTCCTTGCCAGAAAGACGCATTTTTCGCCTTACGCCAATCATCGCCGTATGTTGATTGAAAATATTTATCCAAGTCCCTGTGCTGTTTCTGGTTTTTGACTATGCTGTCAGCCATCCTGAATGATGGCCACTTAAATCCACTTAAGGCCTGCTTTGCGTGTCCAACCATTCCCATTCCTTCATCTTCATCTTGCAAAGTTGCGATTCCTCTTCCTGCTCCTGTCCCTACAGCGTTGAATTTTCCAGTGAGCCTGTCATGATAAGAAGGGCCTCGTCGTATGCCAGTCGCCGATCCAGCACGGTCATAACCTTGTGATGGAGTAGCATAGGGTTCACTTCCTGCCATATTTGACCATCCCATTTCTGGAGTTCTATTAAACATGTCAGGATCATAAAAACTAGATCCTTGGTTCATTCCATAAGCGGTTCCTGAATAGTTAGGAACATTTTCAGATGTCCATTTTTGTGCCGCGCCTCTTTGTCCGCTTGTATCTCCCCATGCCATTTTTTATTCTCCCATTACTCTATGCGCCCGGTAAAATTATTATTTTAAGAACCACGAGAACAACGATGACGATGATGCCGGCTTTAATCCAGTCCTTCATTCCCCATTCGTTCCACTCCTTCAGGTGATCCCAAACATCTTTCAATAACTTCATGTTTACCTCCTAGTGAATTGTTGGTTTTGCAGCATGGTCCATACCATACTGAATTTCGTCGACGACTATAAACGAATCCAGCATGACTGCAAATATTTTCTGTGCTTCCACAGGTCCTAATGCATGTATGTACAGATTCCTTGTAACCGCCATTAATCCGGCCGCGACCAGAAGGTCGTGACCCGGGTTTTTTTTCAATTCTTCCGCGACAAGCTGTTCCGCCTTGTTCATTACTTCCGCTATCTTATTTACTTTTTGATTTACCATTCGCTTTCCTGGCCGCAGCTCTCTCCTTCATTATCGCAATTCTTTCATTGCTTCGGTTCTTCGCGGTTTCCCTTAATGAAGCCACGTCCTCCTTAATCTCAGACGTAGCATCTTTCTGCCCCTCTTTCATGAGGCCAAAAGTTTCTTTTACCATGCCTAATTCATTACTACTAGACATTTTTTCTCTCTCCAAGTCAAGCTTTTCTGCATCAACGGCTGTCTCCATGAGCATCTTGGTTTCATCATGCTGACCTTTTTGTTGCAGTTCCGCCGCCTTGAGGTCAATTTCTTGTTGTTTAAGTTTAACCAGTGGATCTTGGTCTTCCATTCCGCTTCTTTGAGTTTCTTCCTTCGCCATTTCCTTGATCAACTGCGCTTCAACGACAGCAATCTGAGCCTCTTTTTGTATACTGAATTGTTGCTGCATTTGCTGTGTTTGTTGAGCCACTTGTTGTTGCATGGCTGGATTCTGTTGTGCCTGTTGCTGCATTTGCTGGATCTGTTGTTGTAATTGCTGCGCCTGTGGTTGCATTTGCTGTTCCACCTGCTCCGCCGCCATGATCGCAATGTGCTGCAGTATATGCGCCTCCATCTGTGCATACACTTGAACGTTAATTTGAACTGGGCGTGTAAACATGAATTCCCCATGCGCCTCTATGTGCGCCTTGTGATTTTGTTGTGGAAACGCTTTTGGTTCTTGTCCGCGCATTGATTCTGAATTTTCCATTGCTGGGCTTTTTGGAGGTGGATTTCCTGGATCCGGTTTCAATAACGCGTCAATGTTATCCACATCCAACGCCTGATAAACTCTTCTGTATGCCTCACGCAAATTATGCAATGCCGGATTGGCGATTGCCATTTGCAATTGTTGTTGCGCCAGCATGACACGCTGTGACATGGAAAATATGTTTGGATTGGATACCGGCAGAATGTCAACGCGATCATCAAAATCCTGTTGCTTGATTGTCCTGTTTCCGCCCTTCACCATGTAAGGATACTCCGGTGGAAGAAACATCTTGATGCAACGCGCTAATAAGTTAAATTCAACGCCTTGAGCGTAGTGCAAGCGCTTATGAATCGCGCTCATGACTTTTGTCCCTCTTTCTAAAAGAGCGAGCGTTGTTCCAACTGGATTCTGCTCGTTCCCTTCACCCATCTTCATGTCCGCGATCGCCGCGAATGATTTTCCTGCGTCAACACAGAAGCCTAAAAGGGCGAATAAAGTTTGAGATGGTTCCGTGTAAGGAAGTGGCAACAATGATTCTTTTATCGAAACTCCCGTCACGTCAACATCACGAAATTCTCCTGGCTGCAACGGCTCGTCATGGTCGCGTATGCGCATGCCACGCGCCTTGAAGCCTGCTGGAAGATTGGCAAGAGTTCCTGCATCAACTAACTGCCGCAAAACACTTGTTGCTGTTCTTGACAATCCACCAAGCACGTGTATCAGACCAAAGCCG